CATCTTCAAGCATTTTAGTGTGGTCTACAGCTTGATTTTCAGCAAACTTTAATATGGGTTTGTCTAGGGCTTCTTTACACATTTCAATGTAACGATCTACCTCAAGTCTATCCTCACCACCAATAGTGGCAGAACTATAACCCATCGGTTTACCCATCGTGTCATAAAACACTTCACAGATTTCAAAATAATCCTCGTAGGGATTGCTCATATTTACCAGCCTAAGATTCCAAGTCATGTTTTTGCCCAATATAAAATAATTAACAAAAAGGCCATCACACTACCAAAGATGGCAAATATTCCAACAGAAAAAACTATTAATAAATTTTCCATGTTGAAAGTATGGTTTAGTTTTCTAAACTCTGTCAAGCATTTTTAAATTAAATGGGTTTTGTTGTTTTTTTTCGACAAATTATCTTTTGCCCACATTGGTCTTAAATTTGTAAAATGATTTAGTTTGTAGTTATCCTCTTTAGTTTTGGCTGAATCCATAGGAATTATGTGGTCTATATGCCACAATTTGCGATTTTCCCAATTCATGCCTTTTAAAAATTGTTTTTCTATATGAATCAATAATTCTTGTTGCGTACATCCAAGAACTTCAAATATTTTTGTTGTTTTTTTGTAATTATGATGTTCAGCATAAGAAACATATTGCTTGATATTTCTACCATGCACTTTGATTGGATTCCAGTAATTACAAGTTTTATCATACATATATAATTTGTTACTGCTCTTTCGGTGAACGAACCTAGCCTACCTAGATTCGCCTTAATCTGCTCCATCGGAGTTACAGAACCCGCCAGTCGTTCATGGAATAGGCACTAGCTTCGCCACCTATATTGTGCTGTTACATCCACTACCCCCAGTAGCACTTTCGTCTTGATCGCTGGTATGTCGTTAGAGCCTCCAACCAAGAACGATTGGGAATAGAAACAAAAAGGGCATTAGGGGCAACTCTGTGATTGGATGGCTTGGGAAATGCCTCTTTATTCATTTCCTAAACCCACAAAGCTACCTCTAATGCCCTAATCTGAGTATCCAATTCCTCAATGGTTCTTAGTATACATCATTCTAGCTCAGGCCAAATAAATTTATAACTGTTGGGAAAAAGCGACTTTCTGCCAATTAAGCCGTGTGATTGCTTTTCCAGTTCAGCCGCTAAACGAATAAGTTGACCTTCAGGAATGTTTGTTGTGCGCCAATGAGTAACAGCCGCTTGGCTTACTTTAGCCATCTTTGCAACCTTTTTTGTACCGCCAAGAAGGTTAATAAATTGGTCATGTGATAGTGCAAAAGTATCTTTCATACAACAATCTTAACTGTTTAAGATATATTTTACAAGACCCTTGACAAATTGATTTAGTTATCTAAAATAGATGTTACGGTATGTGCCGTGTTAATAGGAGAACTCTTATGAGTGAGCAAGATAAAGACTTCAACAGCTTCCAAGAACATTTGGAACGCATCTTTAAAGACATCGAGGATGGGGTATTTATTACATCAGATGAAATTGGTGACCTACGCTATGCGTGTGGACTGCCAGCCCGTAACACCCAAGTAAACCCAATATTGCGTGATGTTATCAATAGCTTTGGTGATGCTTTGGCATCTTTTCCAACAATTAGGAAAAGTTCATGAGAGAACCAAGCCAACGATTTTGGGATGCCATGATTATTAAGGCTTGGCGTGACTTTAAAACAACACAAGATTTATATGAGCAATCTATTGCCGAATTTGGCAAAGCACCGTGGAATTTACCATTTGTTAGAAATAAAGAAATGTATGGTGGAGTTCGTGCATGGGTAGCTTCTAGATTGCCTTTATTAAGCGATAAGCTATGGGTTTTGCCAAAAGAACGGCATATTGAACTTTTAGATTGGCTTGATAAAAGCAAGATGGATTGCGAAACAAGCATGGCAAAAAATAAAACCATGAAGTATGTTAATGAAGCTAGAACAGCTTTTAAAAAAGATGAAAAAAAAGCAGATCAAGCTACATGGTCTTATAACTTAGAAAAAACAATTAACCGCAACAATCAATGGACTGTAACCAAAGGAAAAAGAAGATGATTATTTCAGACAATAGTAAAGAATTTAAGATAGCCCCTGCTGGGCTTCACATGGCACGGCTATATAGCATTATTGATTTGGGCCATCAGGCTACCGAATGGGCTGGCGAAACCAAGATCATGCACAAGGTCGTACTGACTTGGGAGCTACATGGCGATGACGATGCAGGGCTTCCCTTACAGACAGACGATAAGAAGCCTTTAATCGTGTCTAAACGCTATACAGTCAGTCTTGGAGATCAGGCACGATTGCGTCAAGACCTTGAAAGCTGGTCTAACAAAAAGATGACGGCAGAAGATCGCAAGAATTTTGACTTAAAGTCTTTATTAGATAAGTTTTGCATGGTTAATATTACGCACTCGGAAGATGGCAAGTACGCTAATATTTCGGGTCTTAGCCCTGTACCTTCTGCCTTGCGTGGTGCTATTCCTAAAGGTATTAATCCTGTAAATCATTTTTGGTTAGCAGAATTTGACCAGTCTAAGTACGATGCGTTGCCAAAATACTACAAGGAAAAGATTGCAGAAAGTAGTGAATGGCGTGGTCAACAGGCACGGGAAGCAAACGAGCCTAAGATTATTGACGATGAGATCGGGGACATTCCATTTTGATAGTCAAAGACAAACAGCAAGATAGTGGCCATTGGTATACCAAACAAGGTACGCCAGCTTACACAACCATCGGCAAGACAGGGGAAAGGGCTACAACGCTCAGGGATGCAAGGAAAGAAGGGCTTTTACCCTCTGTTACTACAATTATTAACTTGATGTCTAAGGCAGGGCTTGATACATGGAAACAACAACAAGTCTTACTGGCAGCATTAACCCTTCCTAGAGAACCTAACGAGCCTGAGCAGGATTGGCTTAAGCGAGTTATGCAAGACAGTCGTGCTACTGGTCGTGAAGCTGCGGAGCGTGGTACGGCTATTCATAACATTATTCAGGGCTATTTTGAGCAGATGTACTTGCCTGAAAAGCCAGCGTACCTTGAAGTGATTGATAGTACGCTTAAAAGTGCGTTTGGAAGTCAACTGTGGCTCTCAGAGAAGTCTTTTGGACATCATCTAGGCTACGGTGGCAAGTGCGATTTAATGGCTAAACCTATCAACGGTCAGGGGTCAGGGTATGTCGTAGACTTTAAGACAAAAGACACCGATTTAGATAAGGTAGATATATACTTTGAGCATGAACTACAGTTAGCGGCATATCGTGAAGGCCTAAACTTGCCCAACGCAAGGTGCGCCATCCTATTTGTCAATGGCACGACTAACCAAGTAAAATTAGTAGAAATAGAAGAAGCACAACTTCAAAAGAGTTGGGAGTGCTTCCAACACTTGTTAAGGGTCTATCAGATCAAAAACAATCTTTAATTCCTTCACGGGAACGGGGGAAAGCGTAAAGAAGTGAGTACCCCAACTTCTTTGTTGTATTTTTGCACTTAGGGTTTTCCTTAGATTAAATGTGTTGCATTACTTTAGTTTTCTAAATTAAACTGGAGTTACTCCATTGGGGAGTGAAATAGGAGAAACAAATGGAATCAACAGCACAACGCACCAGCCGTATCAAATCAGACGATGCAGCAGCACATAGCGCATACGCTCACGCACAAGACTTTTATGATGGTCTAGCCACATACAGTATTGAACCTAGCGGTACAAGTTTTCTAGTGTATGAACGCACTCCAAACGGTCAGTTATGCACATCAGCAAACACTTTAGAAATAGCCCAAGCCAAGATTGAGGCTTGGAAAAACGATGACTTAAAGAACGGATACAGAAAATGAAAGATTTTATTGGATCGTGTTTATTAGGAGCTTTGCTGGGCGCAATGATCGCTTACGGAATACCAGCTAAGGCGCAGACTTATCAGGTTAATAATGGTGGTACGGTTCAAATACAGGGCAATACAGCCCAGTTCGTTAACTCGATGGGGGTCACTACCCAAACGGCTACAATCTACCCTAATCAGGTTATTATTCAAACGCCTAACGGTATAACAACTAACATAATAGGTACGACACTTTATACAGTTCCGCATAGCCCACCAACACCTATGACCGTGAGGGTATTGCAATGAATAATAAATGGACAAAAGAAAACTTTGAGCTTTATGACTCCAAACACCCTGATATATGGGAGATGTTTAAAAAGTTTTCCCTACAGGTGGCGGCAAGAAAAAAACATTTTTCCGCTAAATGCGTATTCCATAGGGTTCGCTGGGAAACGGCAATAGGTGACACAGGTGACTTTAAGATAGATGATGGCTGGATCAGTCACTACGCTAGGAAGTTTGCTAACGAGTTCCCTGAGCATGAGGATTTATTTGAGTTTAGGGTTCGTCAAAAGAGCTACCATAACCAAATGTCTGCTCCTGATCTAAGGTGGTTTTAAATGAACTATTCAGACTTTGTAATCCGTAGTTGCCGACAAATCCCTAGAACGCTGTCAGAAGCG